TTATTCTCCTTACTCAAACGCGACTTGTGAGTCTTTGCCTTGATAAGATTTCCAATGACCTCTGTTCCATCCTTCTCTTTCTTTTTGCTGTGATAGATGATTGTAGAGGCAGCATACTTGAGACCAGAACCTCCACCCATTTCTTTCATAGGGACGTAAGAACCGATGACATCATAAGTGTGATTAGTGACAATCATAGGAATGTTTGCTTGACCCAGTTTCAGAGTCAGCATACGGAAAGCACCCTTGATGAGTTGAGATTTGGTCATATCCCTGACTTGTTTTTCGTCAAGGGCATCTCTAATCTCTTTCTCAGTCGAGAGCATCCCTAAAGAGTCTAGCACAAATATACAAGGTTTGCGATCCTCCTCAGGTGTTTTGAGATACATATCCACTGCCTTGAGTGCCTTGCTTCTGAACTCCTCAACAGTGACCACATTGACGACTACTGTACGGTCAAGGTTTACCCCACGACCTGCGAGTAGAGACTTATTAACAGCGGCCTCAGTGTCAAAATATAAGCAATACCCATCAGGATTAGAATCAAGGAAATTCTTGACAACTGCCAAGCTGAAGAAAGTTTTTCCAGTGCTAGACTCCCCAGCAATGGCAGTAATCTTATTCCCAGATACACCACCAAATATGCTACCTGAACAAAGTCCGTTAAAGATGTACGAACCCGTATCAACATATCTTTCGGTTTCATCAATATCTGCTGCAAGTTGTGTGTATTCATCTCCAATTTCTTTTACAATTTCTTTTAAAAAATCCATTAAATTACAAATCCAAATTCTTCACGGGCAATTTTCTTGTATGGACCACCAGGGTTGGCATCACGAATCTCTTTGATTCTAGTCAGTTTTTGATAAAGTGATGCATCACCACCAAGTCGCAATGTACTGACAATGGTAGCAAGTTCTTTATCATTAATAGGGAGGTCCATAGTTTAGAGCATATCTCCGTTAGTATAATCTAGTTATGGACGAAAGTCAATGCTCTAGACATGACACTTAAGAGAAGAATGACTCTAAGGTATTAGTCTTCTCCACTTTCCAACCAATAGAATCTAGGATTGCTTTCAGTGGTTCTAGGAATGATTTCTCAAACTGAAGGTCATAATCAACATATTGATTCAGTCCAAGTTCTTTTGGAAACTCCTGGATAAAAGAGATAACATTTTCGTGGATGATATTTGGTTTCTTCAGGTAGCAGAACTTAATCTTCTCTCCATTCTTAATTAAAGAATACTTGTTGTCCAATTTATTCTCTTTGATGTAATGATTAAAGAGAAGTGCTCCTCTGGCATGAATAGGAGTTCCTTTTGAGTAAATGTTTGATGAAGATTTATATTTTACTACATCAGATACAGAACGAGGGAAAGAGATTTGCTCTGGGGGCAGAGAATTAAACTCCTTGCGACTCCTATCAATGTAATTAATAACATCATCCTCTGTTCCTGTCATCAAAATATTAAATGCTTCTTTCAGCATCTTCCTACAAGGTGCCGGAGTAGATGATTTGACCGACTCAATACCCATCACTTTTAGTTTAGGTTCTGCATAAGCAACACCTTCACTGTTCCATACGTTTAAAATATAACGTTTCTTTGCAGTCCAAATACCACGGTCAGCAATATTCTCCCGCTTCATACTCATTTTTTGGTCATATGCCGAGACATAATCCGCCAGTTCCTGGTAACACTTCTCGATATAAGGTTCCAGTTTTTCACCGCAGACCATATCAAGTAACTCCACAATCTTTGCTTTGTCGCCAGACTTATTAGCAAAAAATTTATCAACAAGAGGTCCCATATTAAGATAGATCGAATCAGTGTCTGATGCGATAACATAATCGGTATCCGTCGTTTGCAAAAGATTATTTAGATATATGTTCATCTTATTCTCAATCCAACGGATAGAAACTTGACCAGAAAGCGTAATCGCCTCCGCATTGGCCAGTTGGTAGTACCTAAAATACTGATTACCGATGGCACCATAAGCAGAGTTAAGCGAAATCTTCTTAGCCATCTGAATATTATTACACCTAGAGATTTCCTTCTCAAGTGCTTTCGTTGGGGTCTTTTCATAATCTTGCTTTGCCTTAAGCATTTTCTTTTTAAAGATAACCCTATCGCCATACATCTTCTCCATCAGTTCTGGCAAGAACCCACGCACATCCTTACGGAACATAGCACCATTTGCACAGACTGCATTATCCTTATACAACTCAAAGTTGATTTCTTCATTAAGGATTTTATCTACTGATGCTGTTGGGTGCCTTTCTTCCAGCAAAGTTTCTGGTGAGATATTATATTGCATAATCAGGTGAGGATACAGACTATTCAAGTCAAAACTCACAACCCAATCATACTTACCGGGAATTGGTTCTTTTACATATGCACCAGCATACTTCTCATTTTTAGTTTCTTTCTTACGAGGAGGAACTACAATATCCCTCTTCTTCAGGTAGTTGTAGATAATATTATCCCACATACGAACCTGATAGAACACATCAGCATAATTAACTTTGGCTTCATATGCCATAGTCAATGCAAGTTCAATCAGTTTCATCTTACTCTCAAGACGGTCAACCAATTCTACGTCAACAATATTATATTCAATAAACTTCTGCCATCCTTTAGTATAGAAATCTTTGAACGTATCAAACTCAGAGTGGTCAAGTTTCTTCTGACCAAGTTCAACCTCAGCAATATAATCTAGGCGATATGATTCCTGTGCCTTATAAGTAAACTTCTTATACAAATCAAGGTAATCAAGTTGAGTCAATCCGCCAATATCATAAGTGACGTGCTCACGACCTTGAATAAAAATCTTTCCTTCTGTTACAAGACCCCAATTAGAGAGTCGCTTCATTACCTTCTCTCCAAACACACGATTAAGTCGTTTGCAGATGTATGGAATATCAAAGAGTTGAATGTTCCATCCAGTAATCACATCAGGAACATCAACCATCCAATAGTCAATGAAGTGCCCAAGAAGTTCTTGTTCACTATGACAATGATAATAAGTTACATTATCTTGCTTGTTAGCAAAAGGTTTTACTCCCCAAGTAGTAATCTTTTTGGTAGTGTAATCCTGAATTGTAATTGCAAGAATTTCTTCTATAGCAGATTCAATGTCAGGAAATCCGTGCTCTGCTGTAGTCTCAATGTCAAGAGTAACTAGTTTGATTTGGCTAATATCAAACTTAATTTCATCCTCTGGATACTTTTCAGAAATGTATTGATAGATATATCGATCATTTCCATAGATCTCAAATCCATCAACATCAGTATATCTTTTATAAAAATCCCTACAGTCACGCACTGTTCCAGGTCTTACCTCTTCTACTGCTTTACCATTTAATGTTCTATACTTGGAATCTTTCTTCGTCTTAACAAATACAGATGGAAAAAATTCATCCCGATGCTCATATCTTTTTCCATTCTCAACTCCTCTTATGAGGAATTGATTTCCAATCATTTGAACATTAGTGTAGAAACGCATTACTTAGTAAGGTCGATGTATTTTTCAAGTAGGGTAGGCATAGGATCAGCAAGAGTAATAATCTTATCTGAATTAATCATAAAATTATCCTGTTTTGTATGATCCATCATCCAGGGAGCGAGCATATTGCCTTCACATATTTCCATTGGATTGATTAGTTTACAATCAGGTTGACCGATATCAGCACCGACCTCTTCGATTTCACTGATCAGTTTCTCGTTGTTCATCAGTAGAACTACTTTGATTACTCGATCCATTGATAACATCCTCTACGTACATTTGAATTAATTTTTCTACTGGTTCCACAATAGTTACTACCCAATCAGCAACAATGGGAACGGTATCCTCTGCAGACAAGGGAATCCAAGGAAACAGAGATACCTCATATGCTTTTTTATTTTCTATTGCATTAGGATTTCTCAGTTTAACTACACATGCTTTATTAAGATAGTAACCGATGATTCTTTTTTCATCACCTTCACCGACAGACATTTCATCTACATCTGCGATAATATCTTCTCCAGATTTTAGCATTAAAAGTTTAATACTCATTTTCCTACTCCATAATCAGGTGCATTTTTCTTTTCAAGTTCACGAATAGTCTCATGAAGACGGGCAACTGCTTTAGTTACTTCAGGAGTTTCTTCCCACTCCCAAAGTTCTTCACGACCTTTACTATCAGTTTTTTTAAATTTTTTGGACATGCAGTTCTCCATTAAGTTAATTATAGCAATAAAAAAGAAGGGTGTCAACTGGATTTTGCCAGTTACCCTTCTGTCTGCGACGACGATATTCATTTTTATTTAGTATTTACTTTTTAGGTGTTAGTGCGAATGCTCCACTCATTACTGCTCCAAAAATGGCTAAAGTTACTAAAATTTCCATATACTAATAAACAAATGTAGTAAGGGGAACTCCGATAAAAATAGTCATTAGAGTTCCAGCTGCTAAGGCAGTTGTGGTGAAGTTCATTAATACCTCCTAATGGATTACATAATTATATAGATTATAGTGTATCATAGTGATACACTTCTGTATCAACAATGGCAAAAATTTGTTATTGTTCTCGGACATTTCCAAGAACCCAAGACTTCATGTTGATAAGAGACTGAGTTTCTACTACTACTTCGGGTGGAACAACTAAACAAAATCCAATGCCAAGATTAAATACGTTTCTCATCTCTTCTTCAGCAATATCCCCTGCCTCCTGAATCTTATTAAAGAGTTCTGGTCGTTCCCAAGCAGAGTAATCAACGTCAACTGTAAGACCTGCTGGAAGGCATCGTGGAAGGTTCTCAGGCAGTCCTCCACCCGTAATGTGCGCCATACCAAGGATAGGAACTTCATCTAGCAGCTGCTGGATTAGAGGAGCGTAGATGGTAGTTGGTGTCAGCAACTCAGGCATCTCTTTGTAGAAGATTTTATTTCTCCACAGCATATCATTGATAAGAGTGTATCCATTACTATGAAGTCCACTACTCTCAATACCAATGACTACATCACCAGGTCTGATGTTACTGCCATCAACGATCTCATTCTTCTCTACAATACCAGTACAAAACCCAGCAAGGTCAT